TCGTACTGGGTGCCGTCGGCGATCTCGGTGACGAGGCGCAGCTCGGCCGACTCGTGCGCGATCTGCGCGAGCCACATCGCGGCGCGGGCCGGGGTGTCGATGTCGTACTCGGCCATTGTCGCGACGAGCGGTTCGAGGTATCGGTCGGCGCGCTCGTCAGCGTGAGGCATCACGGTCGCGAGCTGGGCGAGGGTCAGAGTCATGGCATCGACCTCGACCCGACGCGCTCGGCGATGCGCTCGACGCTGGCCTTGATGTCGCGCAGATCCTGCTGGATCTCGCCCGCGAAGCGCGCGGCCTGCGCATCCTGCGCGGAGTCGCGCTGCTCCTGCACGTGCTGTTGCAGCTCCACGACCGACACGCGCTCGCGCAGATCGTAGTACGCGACGAGGCCGAGCATCAGCATGGCAAGCGCGCTGAGCACGTCGCCGAGTGTGACTCGCTTCTCGAATCGCCAGCCGGCGGGTTGGTCTTCGGTGCGGGGCATCGCGGGCTCCTAGTACGCGTCGAGGGTTACAACGAAGAAGTTCTCGTTGAAGGTGTTCTTGAGCACGAAGTTGCGGGCCTTGCCTTGCGTGGAGTTCCAGTAGGTCCACAGCTCGATCGAGTCGCCGTCGGCCACCGTGGCGTCGTAGCTGTGCGAGGCCCAGCCGATCGCGGTGTCGATGAACTCGGAAGAGAGCGCGACGCCGTTCTTGTAGATGCGCGACTTCGTGTTTGAGCCCGTGGTGCCGGCGTAGATGTCCCAGGTGCATCGCAGGACGCCAGCCCTCGGCACGGTGATGGCCTTGGTCTTCGCGTAGCTGAGCGCCGCGCCCGGCATGAAGACCTCGGTGCTGGCTGCGGCCACCGGCGTGCTGCCCGCCGCGAAGACGCGCGTGTCGACAATCGAGCCATTGACTTCGAGGGCGCTGCCCGTCCATCGCATGTACTCGCCGGCCGGGTTGCCGATCGAGAACTTGTAGCCGCTCGAGTACCCGATCCAGAAGCCCGTGCCCGTGTTGTAAGCCGTCTGCCCGCCCTGGATGTTGCCGGTTGTCGAGACGCTGACCGAGCCGGAGGCGGTGACGTTACCGAACGACCCGGTGGCGGCCGATAGCGCACCGCTGAACGTGCCGGTGGCGCCGGAGAGTGCTCCGCTGAAGGTGAGCGACGTGCCGTCCCACGCGAGCTGCGCACCGCTTGGGTTGCCGATGCGGAACTTATACGCCGCGGTATCGAAACCCATCCAGATGCCGGTACCGCTGAGCCAGGTCACCGTACCGCTGCGGATGTAGCCGGACGAATTCAGCGAGAAGTTGCCGGCCGTCACCGTGCCGAGGTCCGCGCGGATCGCGCCGAGGTTCGCGGCCGCGAGCCGGTCGGCGGCGATGCTGCCCGCGGAGATGTCGGCGCCGTCGGCGGCCTTGGTGTAGGCGCCCGAGGCGCTCACCCAGCGCCAGAGCTTGCCGTCGGCGTTGCTGTACACGGCCCAGTACGCGTCACCACCAGGCGGCGGGTTGCCGGGCGTGTCGGTGATGGTGCTCGCGTCGGTGACGGTGGGGATGCCGCCGGCCGCGCTGAGCGTAGTGCCGGTGATGCCGGCCGTGGCGCTCGCTGGGTAGTACGTCGACACGTTGCCGCTCGTGTCGACATCGCGCACCCAGAACCAGCGGTCCACCGCGGCGGCGACGCCGTTGCGGCCGTAGCGGTTACCGGCGACGTTGCCGAGCTTGATGGCGGTCGCGCGGTCGTTGCTCGTGGCCTCCCAGAGTTCGGTCCACGCGTAGTCGGCATCGGGGCTGGCCGACCATGCGATGTCGAAGCCGCCGAGCGCCGCGACCACCGACAGCGAGCTGGGCGCCGTGGGCGCGGCCGTCTTGCCGACCACGGTGTGCGTGCCGGTGAGCCAGCTCGACCGACGCGAGCCGGGTGCCGCGATCGAGCGCACGCGCACGTCGTAGCTCACGCCGTCTTCGACCGGCGCGGCCCACGTGGTCGTCTGGTCGCGCGCGGCGGTGATGCTGATGTAGGCCGTGTCGGTGCCGCGGCGGTACTGCACCTCGTAGCCGATGAGGTTGGTCTCGGGCGCACCGCCCCACGTGATGCGCATGCGGCTGATGATCGAGCCGTCGGCCGCGGCGAGCAGCTCGGTGTTGCCGCTGGCGAGCGTGAGGCTCGTGGGCGCCACCACGTTGAGCACGCCGGGCAGCTCGGGCGCGGTGTTGATGGGCGGCGTCACGCCGTCGCTCGCCGACCACGCGTAGTGCGCGCTGGATTCCTCCTCGAGGTCGAGGTCGACGCCGATGCCGCCATCCTCGCCGGTGAGGCGCCACCCGTTGACCCGGTACGTCGCCGACGAGAGGCCGATCTGCGGGATCGTGACGCTGATCGTGTCGGCCGCCAGCAGTCGCAGCGCACCGATCTTGCACGGCATGGTGAGGTGCTTCGTGCGCGACTTCTGCAGCGAGATCTTCGCGAGGCGTTGCGCGCGGAACGCGGAGGTGATCCACGCGTGGTCGACGGCGCGCTCGATGGTCTCGCCATCTTGCGTGACGAAGGTCGAGTTGCTCACGGGCGCATAGTCGGTCTGCACCCAGGCGCGCGCCGGCTCGACGTACGCGCCGCGAATCGTGTTCGTCAGGTTGTGCCGGGCGACGCGGTTGCGAAAGCTGATCGGGCCGCGCAGGTCGTCGGCGTCGAGGGTCACGGTGGGCGCGACATAGGCGCCGGCCGTCATGCGCCAGCGCCCGCCCGTCCACGTGAGCGTGCCGGCCATCGCGTCGATGATGTCGTCGACGACGTCCTTCGGCGCCATGTCGTAGGTCGCCGTGCCGTTGGCCGCGTAGCGCCGTTGCGCGATCGAGCCGAAGACCACGCCCGAGCCCGCCGAGCTGATGCCGAGTGCGGTGCCTTCGAGCGCGTTCTGCGCGGTGCTGGCGAGCTGGAAGACGGTCGGGCCGGTGCGGATGACGTAGTACGTGCCGCCACCGGTGAGGCCCGTGGGCACCGACGAGGCCGTCACGACGACCTGATCGCCGGTCTGCAGGCGCGACTCCACGGCGGCCGTCGTGAAGGTGTCGGCCGTGGCGTCGGCGGTGACGCTGATGGTGACCGCGGCATCGAGGGCGACCCACTCGTCGCAGACGTCGGCCGCCGTGACGACGGCCGTGTCGTCGATCTCGGCGCTGATGCAGCCCAGGCCGTAGTCGGCCGTGAGGTAGTCGCGCAGCACGAGCGCCGGGTTAGCGGTGTAGCGCGTCACGCCGTCGCGCGGGTCGTAGCACTTCTTGCCGCGCACAAGCACGCGGATCTCGGGCACGCCGCCGGGGTACTTGTCCTGGTCGAACTTGAGCCGGGCGTAGACCATCGCCGTGCCCTTCGCCTGGTGCGCGCTCGTCCACTTGCCGCCGGACTCGCTCACGAGGTCGGCGAACGCCGCCTGCGAGGCGGTGCCGAGCGCGAACTTGAATCGGGCGAGGCCGTTGAAGTCGCCGGTCGTGACGTTGCCCGAGCCGTCGAGCACGCCGACGGCAACGCTGTCGAGATACACCGCGGCGGTGCTGTGGATCTCGTGGCCAGCGAGCGCCACGATGGCGTGCAGGTATTCCTTGTCGGTGCCGGTGACCTGCGCGTAGATCATCGGCCCCGACACGAGGGATTCGCCGTAGATCATGCGGCGCGGCGACACGGCCGAGCGGATCATCACCCGGCGGTCGGCGACGTCTTCGAGGCTGCGCTTGCGCGCCTCTTTCATGCTCCACGCCTGGAGGCCGTACGACACCGCGAAGGTCGAGAGGAATGCGGCCGACGCCGCCGCCGCGGCCGGCTGCCCGCCGGGGATGAACCACGCGATCGTGGCCGCCAGCGCGGCCCCGATGCCGGGGCCCTTGATCGATTGCATTTCAGCGGACGAAGCCATCGATCACCACCCGAAGACGTCGGCGATCTTGTCGCCGACCTTGCGCCCTGCGTTGAGAAGGGGCTTGGTCGTACCCCACGTGAGGATCTTCACGATCTTGTTGTTCGCGATCTTGTCGAGCGTGCGGTTGAAGACTTTCAACGGGTCGGGCGCGATCGGTCCCTTGAAAATGCCCCACACGATGTCCGCGTCCTGCAGGCTCTCGACGTACTCGAAGGCAAGGTCGCCGGGGTAGCGCGCGATCTGGTCGGCGTGGTTGTAGCGGCGCAGGCGCGGGCGGTCCCAGTCGGCCATGCGGTTTTCGAGACTGAGCTGGATGGTCGCGGTCTCGCCCACCTGGATCTCGGGCTCGTCCATGCGGCCCTCGAACACGAGCACCGGATCGCTCACGATGCGCAGCTCGTCGTCGAGGAGTGCGAGGTAGATGCGCGCGGCCTGCCCCTGGTACGTGTCGGCGAGGATCGCCGACAGATAGCCGGTGTCGATCGCCGAGAAGCGCAGGTTGAGCGCGAGCGCCGTCGGCGCGACGGTCTCGGTGATCGGCTCCAGGCCCGACACCGCGCCCGCGCCGAGGTAGGCGTTGCCGCCCCATTCGAGCGCGTGCGCCGCGTTGCAGAACCGCACGGTGCCGCTCGGGAAGTACAGCTCCACGAGCACCGCGCTCGGCACGTGGCTGCCGTCGATGGCGGTCTGCGCGGCGACGGTGAGCGACCGCGCCATCAGAACACCTCGGTCAGGTCGAAGATGAAGGTGTGGAAGCCCCGCGCGCCGGGCTCGTACGTCCACCCCTGCCGGTCGTCGGTGAACATGCCCACGAAGGTGGGCAAGCTCAGCGTGATCGACGACAGGCTCGCGGGCGAGCTGCGCAGCGGCGGCGCGATCGACAGCGCTGCCGCGCCGCTGCCGTCGGTGTTGGCGTCGGCGGTGAGCATGTAGATCTGGCTGTTCACGCCGATGGCGTCGCCGGCCAGCAGCCAGCCCGTGGTCGACAGCAGCCCGCCCGAGACATTCAGCGTGCTGCCCGTCTGCCCGGCCCCGGCCACCACGGGCGTGCCGCCACCCACGCCGACCGGCGACGGGCGGCCGAAGTTCGGCACGTACACCCGCCCTGCCCGGCCGCGCATCTTGCCGATGAACGCCTGAAGCGTGCGGGCGTCGAGGTCGCGCACGTTGTGGTACTCGATGCGCGCCGTCCAGTGGGCGCCGGGCAGTTCCTGCGTCTGCACGGCGCCGCTGAGCGGCGAGCGATGCTCTTGCGTGAGGCCTTGCAGCCACCATTCGCAGCGGGTCGGGTCGACCGACACCGTCGGCCAGGTGAGCGTGGTCACGACATGGCTCCGATGCGCCCGGCGCGGGCGATCTGCGATTGCGCCAGCGCCGCGCCTTGCAGCACGGCCGCACGGATCACGGCGCCATCGGTGGGCGTGTTGATGTTGAGGACGATGGTGGAACCCCCGCCGCCGGCGTTGGGCACGATGCGGCCGGCCCCGTTGGGGATGAAGATTTCGGGGCCGCGCTCGCCCACGAGATAGGCGGCGCTCGCCGCCACCGGGCCGCCGATGGCCTTGCCGGGCAGCGGGTTCGCGAAGGGCGTGCCGGCAGGTGTCGGCGTCGAGGCCTTGGCACCAACGCCCGCGCCGAACAGCCCGCCCAGCGCGTTGAACAGCGGCGTAGTGATCGCGCGCTGGATCTGCAGGCGCGCGAGGTCGGTGAGGATCGCGCTGATGATCTTCGACACATCGAGGCGGCCCTTCTGGAAGGCCGCGACGAGTTCGTCGGTCACGGTGCTGCCCACGCGGCGGATCGCGTTCTCGATCTCGCGCATCTGGGTGATGGCGTCGTCGGCGAAGATCTTGAAGCCGGGCGTGGTGTCTTTCACGCCCTTGTCGATCTGTTCGAGACGCTCGCGGAGCACGACGTACGCCTCGCCCAGCTCGTCGGCGCTGAGCTTGCTGTTGTCGAAGGCCTCGTTGAGGAACTTCAGGTCGTCGTAGACCGCGTTGCGCTGGCCGCTCTTGGTCTGGCTCATCAGCGATTGCAGGCGTTGCTGCGCGGCGAGCATCTGGCGCTCAGCCTCGATCGGTCCGACCTGAATGCCGCGCTCGATCTCGGCCTCGGTTTCCTTCCGCGCCTGCTCGGCCTCGGCCATGATGCGGCGCGCCTGCTTCTCGAGGTCGTTGAGCTGATCGAGCACCATCTGCGCGCCGAGGGCGGCGATGCGTTGCGTGCCGTCGCGTGCGCTACCGCCACCACCGCCACCCGCCGCGCCGGGCAGCGAGAGCTGGCCCTTCGGCGCATCGCGCCCGCGCAGCGCAAGGTCGCGTGCATCGCGCATCGAGTCGTCGACCGGCGCGATCCGCATGCGCTGGATCTCTTTGTAGTACTCGAGGCGCTGCTTCGCGTCGGCGAGATCGCCCGCCACACTCTCGCGCAGCCGGTAGCCCGATGCGGGGATGCGCTGGAGCTGGGCCGTGAGGCGCTCGATGTCTTGCCGCGCGCTGCGGATGTTCTCGGCCGTCGAGGCGAACGGGTTGGTGGTGGCGATGGTGAACAGCGCCGAACCGAGCGACCCGAAGACGCGCTGCCCCGCCACCAGTTCGTCGGTGAACCGCTTTAGCGTCGGCAGCACGCGCTCCGCGAGGTCGTTCGCGAAGGCCGTGGTCACCGAACCCAGCCGGGTCAGGTTGTCGTTGAAGGCCTCGGCCGCACGGGCCGTGTCGGCGCTGATGACGAGACCGAACCGGCGCGCTTCGTCACCGGCTTCACGCAGGCCGGCCGCGCCCTGGTTGAGCAGCGGGATGAGGTCGGCGCCCGACTTGCCGAACAGCTTGACGGCGATGGCCGTCTTGCCGGCACCGTCGGCGGCGTTGGCGAACGCATCGGCGATGCGGCCGAGCGCTTGGTCGGGGCTCAGCTTGCCGAGATCCTGCACGGCGATGCCCACTGCCTGGAACACCTGCTGCGCCTCTTTCGAGCCGGCCGCGCCTTCCTGCAGGTTGACGGCGAGCTTGCGAAGGCCGGTGCCGAGCGCCTCGGTGCCCACGTCGGCGAGCTTGCCGGCGTATTGCAGCTCCGACAGCGCCTCGACGGTGACGCCGACCTTCTGGCTCAGCTTGTTGAGCTGGTCGGCCGCGTCGATGGCGTCGCGCACGAGGCCGGTGAACTTCGCGCCCGCGAGCGCCGTGCCGAGCCCCGCGATGGCCGTGGTGATGCCGGCGAACTTCGCCTGCAGGCCGGTGGCCATCTGCTCGGTGGATCGCTTGACCTGGTCGAGCGAGTCCTGGAAGGCGGCGAGCCGGGCCTCGATGTCAATGGTCAGCTTCGGCACTCGCCTTCTCCCGGAAGTGGTTGCGGATCTGCACCAGCCCGGCGATCAGCGGCTCGGGGTCGTCGACCTCGAGCAGCGCACAGATCACCGGCAACGCGGTCCAGTCGAGCGCGCCGCCCATGAGGTTCCACGCCTCGATGCACAGCTCGGTCTGCCAGTCGCGTTCGATCGGGGTCGCGCCACCGAAGGCCGCCCGGCACTCGGCGGCATCGAGGGCGCGCGCTACTTTCCCGCATGGGCCTCGCGCGCCGTGTAGTGCGCTTCGATGATTCGCTGCGTCTCGACGACGAGCGCCGTGTACAGCTCGGGCTTGTCTTCGAGCCACTCGACGCAGGTCTCGACGTCGAAGGGCACCGCCGCACCATCGCCACCCGGCACGAGGTCGAGCTCGCGCACCCCGCGCCAGTTGACGATGACGCGCCCGAGGAAAGGCACGTCGGCCTCGTCGCGCCAGCGGGCGAGCTGAAGCGCGCTGGGCCGGCGGATCAGGAAGTCGAACCCGCCCGCCGTGACCCACTGTTCGCGCGCGGTGCGCAGCCGTTCGATGAGCGTCGCCATCGGCTCAGGTGCTCAGGATCGTGGGGCGGCCGAACATCGTGATGGCGACCTGCGTCGTCACCTTGTCCTGCGCGTTACCCGCCGGCAGCAGCGTCGCGCCGATGTAGCCGTTGAAGACGAGCTTCTGCGCGTTTGCGAAGGTGAACTTCACGGCGCGCTGGGCCTGCGCGTCGGATGCCGTCTTGAGCGCGATCAGCGCGGTGTCGGCGGCGTCCCAGATCGACTCGAACGTGTACACGGCCGGCGAGGCGAGACCGGGAATCTGCGTGCGCACGTTGTCGTGGATGGTGGTCGTGTCGATGAAATCGTAGTCGCCCCCCGAGGCCGACAGGCCCGTGGCCGTGGTCATCGTCGTGCCGAAGGTGATGATCTGGAAGCTGCCCGAGCTGAACGTGTCGTAGCTCGTGGTGTTCTCGCCTTCGAGCTCGAACGTCTTGCCGCCCGTGTTGACGTTGGCCACGCGGAAGACGCGGCCGTTGATCTGCGACATGCCGCTCGCCGTCATGACGATGTAATCGCCGTTGGTCGGGTTGGTCGCGCCCGTGTACGTGGCGACGCCGGGGCTTGCCTTGGTGACGGCGGAGATCGTGATCGCCGCAGCGAGGGCCGACTGGACGGCGACCGCGACGCTGCTCCACTTGGTGACGTTTGCCATTGCGCTTGCTCCTTACAGTGATGCCAGGTAGTCCACGGTGAGCACCGTGGCCCAGAGTTGTTGATCGAAGTCGAATTCGGCGCGGCGGCCGGTGGGGGTGAAACCCGCGGCGCCGGCCGCGGCGATGACGGCGTTGCAGACGTCGTCGGCGCTGGCGCGCGTGAGGGCCATGCACGAGATCTCGATCGTCGTGTTCTCGGCGATGGGCACGCCGCTGTGGATCGTGGTCGTGTACTCGGTGTCGAGGCGCGCGAACGCGGCGCAGGGCAGCGCGGACTCTTGCGGCACGACGTCGGGATAGACCCGCGTGCCGATCAGCGCGGTGACGCCCGCGGCAGCCGTGAGCGCGGCGTAGAGCACGGTCTCGGCGCTCACCGGGTCACCTTCGCGAGTTCGGATTCGATGCGCGACTCGAAGGCCGCGAGCGCTTCGCCCTGCGCCGCCTGGAACGCGGGCGCGAGGAAGGGCCGCTGGATGCGCGCGCCGGCGTTGCGCGTGCGCTCCAGCGCCTTGCGACGCTTGCCGCCTGCGAGCCGCTGGCCGGGGCCGCGCGGTGCCCAACCGGCTTCGAGGAAGCGCCAGTAGAACGGGTCGATGCCGCGCCCGCGCTGCGACTTGCTCGCCCGCACGCCGACGAAGTAGGCGACGGTGCCGCGGCCGCCCTCGCGCGATCGCGCGATGACGATGGCGCGCGACAGCGCCCCGGCCACGCGGCGCGGGTCAGGGTCGCGCAGCACCGGGGCGAAGCTGCGCGCCCGGTCGCGGAAGATGCGGGCCGCGGCGCGCACGGCGTTGGTGACGACGCGCCGCTCGACCTTGACGCCCAACTCGGCGAGCTGGCGCCGGAAGTCCGGCAGGTTGGTGACGATGCGCAGGCCTTCAGGCATTGCCCATGTCCCCCACGCAGAGCAGTTCGAGCTGGCGGTTGCGGGCGTCGACGTTGATGGCCTCGACGATGTCGTAGTTCGCGCTGTTCCACTGCACCCGCATGCCGGTGTTGATGCCGCTCGTGTAGCGGATGCGCACGCGGTGGGTGACGACGCTCTGCGCCTGCCGCATGGCGACGTACTCGCGCCCCGCGATGGGCTGCACCTGCGCCGGCACGGTGGCGACCGTCGACCACGAGACGACCTCGGCGCCGTAGGCGTCGCGCGTCACGCTCTTCTGCTGAATCGTGACGCTCTCGCGGAGCTTGCCGGCCAGCATCTCAGCCCACCACCGGCACGCGGTACGGGTCGAGCAGCCCGTCGACGAAGGGCAGCGCGAACACCTCGAAGTCGCTCGCGGCCTCGCGGTGCTCGTACATGTGTCCGATCTGCAGGAGCATCCACTGCTTCACGGCCGCGGGCACCGACGCGGCGTCGGCATAGCCGGCCACGAAGCGGATCTCGACGGCCTCGAGGCGGTCGTACAGCGACGGCCACGACTCGGTGCTGATGGGCCCCAGCTCGGCGAGCGGACCGGCCAGCGCCACCTGATACTTCGACGACGGCCACGTCTGCTGCACGTTGGCCGTGTCGTAGTACTTCACCGAGGCGACCGAGGTCACGCCGCCCATCGGGATGCAGAGCTCGTCGTCGTCCGGCCACTCCTCGAGGACGAGATCCCACGACTGGGTGATGAGCGCGCGGTTGAGCTTCTGCTCGGCGAGCTGGCGGGCGGCGGTGACGAGCGCCGTGATGTAGGCGTCGTCGCCGGAGCCGGTGACGCGCAGGTGCGCTTTCGCGTCGGCCGCGCTGAGCGGCTCGGCGGCGGGGGCGGTGGCGAGGCGGAGCGGCATGCGTCAATCACCAGCGCAGCAGGCAGGCTTCACGTGCTCGGCACCATCGATCGACAGGATCTCGAGGTACCCCGGCGGGTAGGTGGCCGCCTCTGTTGCACTCAGTTCCGTTGGGCCGGGCTGGAGCCATTGACCGTTAGGGCGGCGGATTGCGTGCAGGACCACAACTTGTGCGATGGGCATTGCTAGATCTCCAAGCCATTCATGTAGGCGGCGTACTCGCTCGGCGACATGACGAGCAGCGATCCGTTGGCGATGGCCGGGCCGATGGTGCCCACCAGCAGCGAGCGCAACTGGCTGAGGTACCACCAGCCCCCGAACCCGGCGAGCGATGCACCTGCCGGCGGATTGGGGTTGCCCCCCTGGCTCGGCGGGAAGTCGGGGTCGACGGGCCTGTAGGCCACATTGGCCGCTGCCTCGTCGTCGAGGATGTAGTGGCCGAAGATCCAGATGTGCTCGCCGCGATCGATGGCGCCGGTGACCTTCGCTTTGATCTCGGACAACTTGGTGTAATTGGTGCCGCTATCCATCACGAAGCTGCCGAAGTTCAGCGGGTTGTCTATACCCAGCTCGTGGACGAATGCGTAACCACCGCGGTAGGCGCGACCGAAGCGAATCCCGGCGCTGCTGCACACGGATTGCAGCAGCGACAACTCCGGCACCGAGTTGTTGGGGAAGGCCACCACGTTCTGCGCCCGCGAGAAGCCGCTCGTTTTCATCACCCGCGTGATGTCGGCCAACTCATGCGTGAGCAGTCGCACGTTTTCGGCGTTGTTGGCCGCGAAGACCTCGGAGAGATAGGTGTAGCCCTTGATCGTGCCGGTACCGGAACCGTCGACGCCTGCTGCCGTGTAGGTGAAGGCGGTGGTGCTCGTCACCGTGCAATCGAAGACCCCGTTAAGGTCCGACGGCGTGGCGCCCTGCACGCTCACCTTGATGATCTTGTTCACGGTCAGGTTGTGCCCGCCGGACACGGTGAACGTCACGACGTTCGTCGTTCGGCTGACCGACGTGGCGGTGATGACACGGCCCACCTCCGTGCCGCCATGCGACCACGTGTGGTTAATGATGTCCCATCGGAAGTTGTTGTAGAGATTTGCAAGCCGCATCCATGCCTGTGCGCCGGAATAGATCAGCTCGTAGATGTTGGTCATCGTGCAGTACGAGCGGATGCCATAGCTCGCGAAGAGCGGCGCCACCTTGGTCACGAAGACCTCGTCGGTGGAGCTGTAGCCGCTTGCGTCGAAGCCGATTACGAGCACGGGCTTCGCCTTGGCCGGGCGACGAAGCTGGTCGATGTGTACGGTCTGGCCGTTCATGTTGTTGAACACGACCTGCATGCACTGACCAGTGCCGGTCCAGTCGAAACCGGTGCCGACGTCGGTGTTGTGATTCGCCCCGATCGGCAGATTTCCAGCGCCGGCCGTCGCTGATACCGTATCGGCTTGGCGCATCTTCAGCGTGTTCCATCCCTGCCGGAGATAACCCGCATTGAACGACCAGCGCGAATAGTTCGCACCGAACGTCGTACTGTTGTGCAGTGTGACGTCGATGTAGGAGTTGGAACCGCCCAGGAACTCGCTCGGCATCGACTCGATATAGATGTCGAAGCACAGCGCCTTGTCTGTCTGGTCCGCGGTGAAGTTCGCCGAGTTGAACCTCACCTCCGCGCTGGCAGCAGAAATGATGACCTTGCGGGTGTACGTCTCGAAACGAGAGCGCTCGTTCGACAGCGAGGTCGTGGTCGAGATGACCCCGACCGTGATTCCGTTGGCGCACGTGTTGCCCCACGAGCCACCCGCTGCGCTCACGCCGTATTTCGTGAAAATCGAGTTGGCATCCGGCAACATCGGTACGCCACGCAGGTCAGTGTCGCGCAGCGGCCGCCGACCTCGCACGAGATCGTCGATCATCAACCCACGCAGATTCGAATCCAGATCCGCCATCGTGTTCCCCTCGCTTCGCTGTCAGCAGCCGCCTCGGGTGAGGCGGCTGGAAGCAACGAACCGCGGATCTACTTGATCTCGACCACGCTCGCGAGGTCGACGCCCGACGCCGGGCCGTAGCGCGGCACGCCGAGCACCAGGCACGCCGCCGGGCCGCCGGTGGCGCCACCGGTGACCATCGTGCCGCGCACGTACTGCTTGCCGTTGGTGATGAGGTCCACCGACTTCACGCTGATGACGACCTGCTTGTTGTCGTTGGCCGAGGCGCTGGCGCCGAGCTGCGTGGCCTGCTTGCCGACGATGTCGACGGCGTTGCTCGTGCCGTCGCTGTCGCAGGTCTCGACGCCGAGGTCGATCGTCTCGCTCGCCATGTCGCCGAGCTGGAAGACGAAGAGCAGCGAGTCCCACTTCGAGAGATCGATGGCGCCGGTGTTCTTCTGCGTGTTGGCCGTCGTGACGGGGGCGATGACGCCCGCGACGCCGAGGCCTTCACCGAGGGATACGTTGGGGTACATGTGCGTTTCTCCTTGCGCTGGGCAAGCGGCCGCGCGGGCCGCCGCCGGGGTCGGTTAGCGGGTGGCCAGGGTGACGAAGTGGCTGAGCGTGTTGCTGCCGTTCTTGCGGGCGATCGGCGCGCTGAGCCACGGTTGACCGCCGATGCGGAAGGTCCAGCGGAAGGCGCTCACGCCCTGGTCGAACCAGAGGTGCATCGACATGTCGCTTCGCACGCCGCCGGCCTCGTAGGGCGCGAAGTAGCCCGGCAGGTAGGCGAGCACGATGTCGCCGACGGTGCCGATGGTCTGGCAGGCCTCGGTGGCGATGATCGGGCGGCCCATGAGCGTGCCGTTGGTCGGGTCGTAGCGCAGGCCGCCTTCGGGGATGAGGCCCGAGACGCCCGCGGCGATGCCGGCCGAACCCACGGCGTCCTTGAAGGTCGTGTTGATCGACAGGAGCTGGGGCTCGATGTCCTGGTTGATGAGCCACACCGCATTGCGACGCACGGCGTCGGGCATGCGGGCGTACATCTTCAGGATGTTGGCGGCGACGATGGTGGCGGCGGCCTGCGAGGATTCCTTCGCGACCGACACGGTGCACGGCGCGTTCAGGATGCCGAGCATCTGGCCCTGCGAGCCGGTGCCGTTGATGATTTCGTCGGTGATCTTGAAGTTGAGCTTCTGGCCCGCCTTCGTGCCGAGGAAATTCGCGAGCATCGGCGCATCGCGCAGCAGGCCGTCGGTGACCGGCACGAGGGCGTACATCTCCTCGATGCGGACCGTGATGTCCTTCAGCGCGATCTTGCTCTGCGACATCGTGCCGGCTTCGGCGCGGCGGTAGACGCGCACGCCGCCGCTCGAACCCCAGACGGTGTCTTCGTCGGTGGGGACGATCACGAGGTTGCTGTTGGTGGGCTGCGCATCGCAGCGGCCGAGGATCGAGTCTTCACCCGTCACGAGCTGCTGGATGTTCGCGCGGAACTCCGGCGGCACGGCCACGCCACCATCGGCGCCGATGCCTTCGGACGAGTACGTCGACAGCGACGCGTTCTGGATGATGCGCGGGTCGCGCGTGCCGCGGCCCCAGTCGACGACGCTTTTCGCGAACTCGCCGAGGTTGCTGAAGCCCCAGCGGTCGCGCTCGCTCTGCGTGCGCAGCGTGGTGTTCTGCAGGCCGTTGGCGTTCTGGCCGCTGGCAGCAGGCGTCGCGGGCGCGGGGTCGGTGCGGCGGCCGGTGCCGGCGCTCGCACGGTCTTGAATGCTGGCGAGCCGCTCGGCGGTCTGAAGCTGGGCTTCGACGCGGTCGAACTCGTCGGCGAGGGCGACGACGGTCTTGTGCTCTTCGGCCAGCAGCTCGCGGTTGCCGGCGGCGGCCTTGTCCTGGATGGCCTTGGTCTGGTTGCTGAGCTCCAGCAGGCGCGCTTTGAGTTGCTCGATGTTCATGGTTTCTCCTGATGTGCGGGTTACGCGCCCGCGGTTGCGTACCGGGCCGCTCGCGCGGCCATAGATGCGATGCGTGACGCCGAGTGCTGGTCACGCACGGTGAGCAGCGCCTTGGGCGGGTGTTTGAATCGGGCGGCCTCGGCGTCGGTGAGCGAGGCGGTGACGGGCGGGCCGGCGGTGACGCTGTCGGCGAGCTTCGCGTCGACGGATTCCTGCGCGCCCAGCCAGGTCTCGGCCTGCATGAGGGCGCGCAGCTCGTCGACGGGGCGGCCGCTGCGGCGGGCGTAGATCGAGGCGATGTCGCCGCTGATGGAATCGAGCAGCTCGGCGGTGCGGCGCATCTCGGCGGCGTTGCCCCACGCGATACTGCTGGCGTCGTGGATCATCAGTTGCGCGCCGTCGCCCATGCGGATCTCGTCGCCGGCCATTGCGATGACGCTGGCGATCGAGGCCGCCAGGCCGTCGACGTCGACGACGACGCGGGCCGGGTGGCGCATGAGCATGTTGTACATGGCGATGCCGCTGAAGGCGGAGCCGCCGGGCGAGTTGATGCGCAGGTTGATCGTCGAGACGTCGCCGAGGCTCTTGAGCGCGTCGGCGAAGCTGCGCTCGTCGATCATTCCCCAGTCGCTGGGGCCGACGTCACCGTAGAGCAGCAGCTCGCCGGTCTTGTTGGCGGCCTTCGCCTGGATGATGTGTTTACGCATGGGGAGCACTCCGGATAAGCCGCATGCGCTCGCGCGCGGCATCGAGGCTGTTGGTGGGCGTGGGGTCGGCGGGGATGGCGGGGTCGGGCGCCGCAGGTGGCGCGACCGGTGCCGGCGTGGGCTCGAGGAGCTTCTCAGGCGTGGTCATGTTGGCCGGCACGAGGTAGATGTCGCCGTCGGGGCCGATGCCGTTCTGGTCTTCGAGGGCGCGGATCTCGTTGGCGTTGAGCCAGCCGCCTTCGCGCGCGATCTTGTAGGCGCCGAAGCGGCTGGCGAGGTCGCCACGCAGCAACGCGCCGAAGTTGTGCTTCACGCTCTGCCGGGCCTGCTGGTTGCGGCCGAAGAGCTTGAGGTTGCACTCGCTCTCGATGCGCACGGCCCACGGCATGAGGCAGTGCGAGATGAACGCGAGCTGCTCCTGCTCGATGTTGGTGTGGGTCGCGCGGTCGAGCTCGGCCACGAGATGCGGCGGCACGCGCAGGAGCCGGCAAACTTCGAGCACAAAGAAGCGCCGGCCTTCGAGGAATTGCGCCTCGGTGAGCGGCATGGGCGGATCGGTGGGCTTCATGCCGCCGGTGAGAATGGCGGCCTTGAAGGCGTTGCCCGCGCCCTTGTGCAGCTTGTCGAGCTGGTCCCGCAGCACGGCGATCTGGTCGGCCTTGAGCACCTGGTCGGTCGTGTAGATGGTGCCGAGCTGCATGCCGTTGCCGAAAAACGCCCCGGCGAACTGCTCCATCACCGCACCGAGGCCGAGGGCCTGCACCGCCAGGGCGACGACGCTGTAACCCTCGAGGCCGTCGAAGCCGAGGCCGGCGACGTGGAGCATGTCGCGCGACTCGATGCGCACGCTGCCGCCGCCGCTCTGCGCGACCTCGTGGAAGACGGCGCCGGCGGCATCGCGCTTCGTGCGCACGCGATCGGGCGTGAGCAGGTGCAGCGCGTACGGGCGGCCGACGGTGTCGCGCTCGATCTCGGCGTAGCCGTTGCCCCAGAGCACGGCATGCGCGGCGAGCGACTCGCGGAAGCGGAACGCGGGGATCTGCCCATCGGGCGAGGTGTTGAGCAGCCACGCGACCGGCGACTCGGGCAACTGCTCGCGCCGGCCGTTGCTGCGCTGGACGACGTCGACGGGCAGCATGGCGAGCGATTCGGCGATGACGCGCACGCAGGCCCACACGGGCGTCTGCGAGAGCGCGCTGTGTTCGGTGACGTGCACGCCGGTGCTGTTCATCGCGCGGATGCGCTCGGCGAACGCGCGCTCTTCGAGCGACGCGTAGCTGTTGGCGGGCCTGAACAGGCGGGCGAATGCGGCGCGGAGGTTCATGCGATCACCACCAGCTCGGGGAGGCCGGCGTCGGCGCTGGGCGCAAAGGCCCGGCCGATGGCCATGATGAGCGCGATCGCGCCGTCGATCTTCTGGTCCGAGCGTTCCTTGCGCGGGTAGATGTTGTCCTTCACGTCGTAGTGGCACACGACGTTCGAGATCATCCACGCGAGCACGGGGTCGCCGTTGTGTTCGAGCTTGCCCTCGGCGACGAGCGCGTCGAGGTGCTTCATGGGTTCGCTGAAGTTCTGCACCGTGGCGCGCATCTCGACCATCGGCGCGCCGTCGTCGACCATCTCGCCGCTGAATTGCGTGAGCTGCCACGGGTCGTAGGGCACCTCGACGACGTCGAAGTGTTCGAGGTCGTCACGCAGCTCTTCACGCACGGCCTCGATGTCGAGCACCTCGCCGGGCGTGACGCGGATCCAGCCGTCGGCCACCCATGCGCGCAGCTGCTCGAGGCCCTTGCGCTGGAGCAGCGCCTCGGGGACGTAGTAGCGGCCGAAGACGTGCGCGCGATCGCCGCGGCGCACGACGACGATCTTGGCGAAGAGATCCTTGCGGAACGCGGCATCGAGAGCGATGTACGCGGGCTCGCCGGCGAAGGCCTCGCGCTTCATGTCGAGATTCGCGCAGGCATCCCACTGGGCCATGTTCATCCACGCGCTGTCGGCGTTGACCCAGACGTTGAGGCGCTTCGTGAGGAACTCGCCCAGGCGCGCGGCCTGCACCTTGGCCACCTGCGCCATGCTGCGGAGGTCTTCACGCTCGACGCTGATGTCGAGGTTCGGGTTGGCCTTCGCCCACGTGGCTTCGTCGAAGGGGTCGTCGCCGTCGTCGATGGTGTAGATGACGCCGAAGAAACGCTCGTCCTCCGCGCACTCGCCCTCGACGCGATACCCGAGGCCGCCATGCGCGCGCAGCGTGCTGTTGAGGATCTTCGTCAGGTAGCCGCGCTGGTCGTAGCAGACGCCCGCGCGGTTGCTGCCGGCCGTGGTGATCTTGACGAGCAGCGGCTGCGACCGAGAGCCGGTGGCGCTGTCGAGCACGTCGTGCACGGTGGGCGTCTTGTGCGCGTGCAGCTCATCGATGAGCGCGCACGACACGTTCAGGCCGTCGAGCGTGCTGCCTTCGGCCGACAGCGGCAGCATCTTGCTGGCCGTTTCCTTCACTAGCACGGAGTGCGTGAGCACCTCGACGCCGAAGCGCGCGCGGAACTCGCCGTCCATGCGGGCCATCTGCTGGGCGATATCGAAGACGATTTTCGCCTGGTCGCGCGTGGTCGCGGCGCTGTAGACCTCGGCGCCCCACTCGTTGTCGGCGACCAGCATGTAGAGGCCGATGCCGCCGAGGATCGTGGTCTTGGCGTTCTTGCGCGGCACCTCGAGGTACACGGACCGGAAGCGGCGCAGGCCGTCTTCCTTGCGCACCCATCCGAAGATCGATGCGATCTGGAACTTCTGCCACGGCTCGAGCACCAGGCGCGATCCGCCCCACTTGCCTTTCACGTGGCGCAGCAGCTCGATGAACGCGATGGCGCGCGAGGCCAGCTCGGGCCGGAACTCGTACGGGTAGGCGTCGGTCGCGGCACGCGCGAGGTCGTCGAGGTGGCGCTGCGCGGCGGCCTTGACCCATTTGCACGCGGGCACGAGGCCGGCCACCACGCGGTCCGCGTAGTCGCGCGCCTCGATGACGTGATCGACGTGGATCGCGCCCATCAGTCGAACGCTCCCCATCCGCCTTCGGCAGGCTTCGCCGTCACGCCCGGCAGCGAGAGCTGCGGGTCCGACGGAGTGACGCGCGAACGCGCCGCGGGCGACATCCCGAACTCGGCAGCGAAGGTCTTGAGGTCAGCCAGGGCACGGTTGCGGATCTGCATCAGCACGCCGATTTGCTTGTAGCCCGACGGCGTCGCATCGACGCGGCCGCGCTCGCCCGTGGGGTCGTCGGCGTTCAGCGCAGCGATGCGCTCTTCCGCCCACTCGAGGTCCGCCCAGGCCGTGCAGTACCCCGTCAGCATCGCGCGGTCGAGCTCCGAAACGAGTCCGAGCTGCGCCAGGTGCGCCGAGATCCGCTTCCATTCCTTTCGGAACGCTGCAGATCGGACAGGGCATTTCGGGATCGCGACGTCCGGCCGGACGACATCATCCAGGAGCGAAGCGAGCGGCTTGTTGCTCGGGTTGCCCCGGAGCATGTGGACGTTCGCCGGCAGCGGCTTCGGTCCGCGGCTACCCACGAGACACCCCCCCTCCCGAAACTCCCGTCCACAAAAATTGTGTTGAGGAGACGGTCTCAGGCAATCGCGGGAAAAATTCTTGAAGCCCCCTACCCCGCTCGGCGTGGGTGACCGAAGCCGCCGTCCTCGGTTGCTGTCTTGCGTGAGTGGCAGCTTGCACAAAGAGGCTGATGGTTGGCTGCATCCCAGAACAGCGCAACGTCACCACGATGCGGGACCACGTGATCGACGACGGTTGCAGCGACCAGCTCGCCGAGGCGCTCATGCTCAGCGCAGAGCGGATGCGATCGCAGGAACTGTTCGCGGTATCGGCGCCACCGCACGTCGTACCCACGCTGATGTGCGGTGCCCCGGCGCTGATCGTGTTCGCGCTGGCCGGTAGTGCGATGGCGATCGCAACGACCGCCACCAGCCACAAGCACACCGCACACAGGGCACGGAGAGGGTGGTCGGCGCGGCATCGGCGAGTGGAGTCCGGGTACATGGACACGAACACTATGCGCACTCACTGCGCAAAATCTTGCGCAGTGAGTGTCTAAGGTTCGCAACCGAGCCCGTCCCACAAGGGGATTGCTTCGCGCTCGTGGCCCGTGTGCTGCATCCAGAGCGTGATAAGGCGCTCACCCTTGCTGTGCCCCATGTCGCCGTACCTGCACGCTCGCAGCGTGCTCTCTGCCACGTCCACCTGTTCGCCGATCCGACGCAGCGACAGGCCGCACGCCTGCAGATCCTCGACCACTGCGCCCCAGTTCACGCGCAGCTCGATGCGCTGCACCTGATGCCGCACGGGTCGAGGCTCAGCGAGTTGCACGCTTCACCTCGACGGGCATGTACGCCTGGACGAATCCGTCGCGCGGCTGAGGTTTGCCCACCGTGTGGCCCGCCTCCTCGGCGTAGAACGTCCCGCTGTTGATGCCGTCGCGGATCCACCGATTCACCTCCTCGGTGCCGAACGCATCGCGGACCTCGTCGAGGAACGCCGCGCACTCCGGCATCAGATGCCGCATCGATCCGCTCAAGGCTGCTCTCCTCTTCTCTCTTCATGGAGGAAAGGGATGGACGTGGACCACGCGCGCGAGCGCACCCGCCCCTGCGCCGGTGGGCGCGCTGCGTGCGGGTGCGTCCGTGTACGTGTGCGCGGTGGCCCGGTCCACCCGGTCCACTGGTCCACCTGTCGCAACCCACTCACGCGCAATGACTTTTCCGCCCGGACATGGACCAGCCTCGAAGGCTGGACCAGCGGTCCACACGATCTCTGTCCCGGTTGCGCGTGGTTGTGGGGTGTCACAGGGGCACCTCGACAGGCGTCGAGGATTCGGTCGACTGCACCACGGGCCGCGCGTACACATGCGGCCGGGTGCCGTCCTGACGACGCTCGCGGGTCCGAGACCACCCGAGCGCGTGCATGATCTGTTCGATGCGGCGCGCCATCTGGCCCGCGCTGTCGATCTTGTCTGCCGTCACGCCGATGGCATGCAGCAGTTCCGACGTGGTCCACATCTTCTGATCGATGTTCTTCGGCAGCGCCAGGCGCGCCGGCAGCGCGTCGAACCACGGGTCCGCGATCACCCGCAGATCCTGCACCGGCACGAAGAGCGACTGCGCCTCGTCACGCAGCGGCCACCAGCGCTCGCCGGCCAGCACGTCGTGCAGCGCCTCGGCGAAGAGCTGATCGCGCCAGGCCGCCACCTTGTCGAGGTCCACGGTCTCGCCCACCGTCACCGGCCAGAAGCGCCGGTTGCCGGTCATGTCGCGCAGGTAGCGTTCCTGATTCGTCGTGCCGGCCATCACCACCTGCCGGGGCCGGCGACGCACGCGCCGCTCGTACACGCCGCGCACGTTGTCGTTCAAGGTCGTCAGGAACGCCTTCACGGCCGTGACATCGGCCTTGCTGAAGGCGTCGAGCTCCGAGATCTCGTAGAGCCAGACATTCGTCAGGCCCAGCAGCGCATCCTTGTCGCCGAGCTTCAGTTGCGTATCTGAGAACCACTCGCCCGCCAGAATCCGCAGCGCGCTCGACTTGCCCTTCCCCTGCCCGCCCTCGAGCACCAACATGTGGTCCACCTGCGCGCCCGGCGTCAGCACCCGCGCGACCATGCTGCGCAGGAAGTACATCCCCGCGCGCCGCACATACTCGGTGTCTTCCACGCCGCAGCACTCGATCAGCCAGTACGCCAGGCGGTGCACGCCGTCCCACTGCAGGCTTTCGAGATAGTCGACCACCGGGTGATACGTCGACCGCTCGGCCGCCATCTCGATGCCCGCCGTGAGGTTGCCCTCCGCGCGAATCAATAGCCGCGGCCTCTGCGCCATCCACAAGCCGAACTCCCGATCGTCGCGGGTCGTCCACTCGCCCGGCCCCGTGCCCCAGGGCGTGCGCTTCAGCGATTCCGTGCGCCCCGCAAAGGCGTTGTAGCCGATCGCGCCGCGCCATTCCGGGTGATGCGTCAGGATCAACATGACGTTCTCCCGGCAATCCTCGTAACCCTTGCCCCGCTCGCGCTCGATGAGGTGCATGCGCCAGTCGTCGCCGTCATCCCCGCCGCCCGCGCCAGCGCTGCGTGGGGTCGAATTGCCCGGCGGCACCTCGCCACCGGCGGGCGTCGGGCCGAGCGCCGGCAACCCCTCGACCACCACCAGGCGCGCGACGACCCACGCCCGCAGCGCGTCCCCCTTGAGCCCGCCCTCGATCGCATCGGCCACATCCCAGCCGGCCGGCATCTCGCCCGGCGGCGGAATGTCCACCATCCGCTGCACGCACCCGAGGCCGTGCAGCGTGTCGGCGATGCGGCGCATCGCGCTGAACCCAGGCTGTCGCGAGACGGCGAGCAGTTCGCCGGCCTTGTCGCGGGCCGCATCGGCATCGGGCCACAACACCACCCGCCGCCCCACCAGCGCCGACCAGTCCGCCCTGCCCACCGCCTTGCCACCGCCCGGCCACGAGACCACGTCGAACCACTCGGCCAGCTCGGCGTGCGCGGCATCGGCGCACTTCTCGCCCTCGACGATGAGCACCGCGCGCGAAGTCGACCGGGCACCCTTCGGGTCAGGCCAGTACAACGGGCGCGGCTCGCGGAACGACACCCACCGCCACTCGCGCGCACCGCTCGGGTGCTCGCAGTACGTGCACGGCAGCACTTCCTTCCCGCCGTCGCTCGTGCGGAAGCGGTAGATGCACCCCAGCAGCCGCCCCTCGACGTCGCGGTAATCCCACCGCCGCTCCGGCCGGCCCCGCTTGATGTGTGCAACGGGCGGCTCACCGGCATCGGCCGGCACCGGCAACATCGGCACCCAGTCCGTGCGCGGCTCCGGCGGCGTCTCGGCCTTCGGTGGCGGCGCGGTCCGCTTCGACCGACCCGGTGCTGGCGCGGGCCCGGCGTCCATCCCGATCTCGCCGGCCACCGCCTTCGCTGCCGCCCCCTGGGCAAGCCCGTGCATCGCCGCATAGAGCGACACCAGATCGCCGCCCTGCTCGCCCGACGCGAAGTCCGCCCAACGGCCCGTCTTCGAATTCACCGCGCACGAGTCGCCCTTCGTCCCGCTCAGGTCGCCACAGCGCCACTCCACGCCATCCCACCGCCCTTCCGGCAACCACGCCGGCAGCAGCGTGCGGGCCTGA